CTTGCAAGCCGATGTGACCACCGCGGCGACTGTTGCAGCAAACACGGGTGTTGTCCTGCCGAGCGACGCAGTGCCGACAGACAATGTCCTTTTTTGCAACTTTGGTGCGAACGCCTGCAACATCTACCCGCCGGTCGGCGGCACCCTTCACAACCTCTCCGTGAATACGCCCCTTTCAGTCCCAGTGAACAAATCCATTTACTGTGTCTGCATCGGCGCGCTGACATGGTTCTACCAGCTGAGCGCATAACCATGACGATCGACGAGATCAGACTCCTAGCCAAGGCAATCGCTGTCGCCAACGGCCACGAAGCCGAAGCAGGTGCAAACGCCTACGCAGACAAGGTCGTCAAGGCCGCCATCGAGCTTGCAAAGGTGAAACCAGAAAAAAGCGAGTGACCGTCTCCCACTCGTTTTCCCCAGGTAGCCAGACTGCCTGGGGTTTTTTGGAGACATGGAGATAACCATGCCAGTTGGAATCGACGATGTTCGAGCCCCCTTCGTCAAGTTCGAGTCCCGCCCCAAGGTCAACCAGGCTGCGAGCGACCAAGCTGGTCGTTATGTTGCCCAAGACGTGGATTACATCATCATCGTTCCTCATGGGAGCGAGGGAAAAACCGAACTCTGTGAAGAATACACTCAGTGGCTCGCAAAGCACAAGCCTGTCGCAGGTAACAAATACTACGCGCCGGGGGCAGGTAATGATACCCCTGCCATTATGGACAGCCGATTCCCACGTGATTGGCTCGACCGAATCGAAGCCGGATATGCCGCCTGGAAAAAGGGCGAAGAACTTCCGCTCGATGGGACGCCGCTGAAGCTCTGGCCCGCCATCATCTCTTCCCCGGCCATGCTCCAAAACTGCATCGCATCGAACATCCTCACAGTTGAGCACCTCGCCGGGGCATCAGACGAAGCAATCAACTCGATTGGTATGGGTGGCCGAGCCTTGCGGGAAACAGCCATCCGCTGGCTCAAGCTCGCAAACGAGAAGGAACGCAACCACGCGGCGCAGGCAATTACTAAGCTGACCACTGACGTGGCACAGTTGACCGCCCAGGTCACCGAACTACTGGCCGAAAACCGGCGTCTGCAAGTCGCGAGCAACACGAAGGCCGCCTAAATGGCAATGCTTTCGGTCCTGCAGATCATCCAGGAAATGTGCCGGCGGAATGCCCTGCCGGTACCTCTTACTGCTGTCTCGAACACTGACCCCGGCGTTCAGCAGTACATCGGCCTCTTCAACGAGCTGATGCAGAAGACTGTCAAGGACTACCGATTCGAAGTCCTCACTTCGCGGCCAACATGGACGAGCGTTGCTACCAATATTCAGGGCAACATTGGCACCCTTACGGGACTCGGCTCGACAGCAAACATCGAAAGCATCCAGAACGGGACGGTCTGGGACTTCACGCTCCGCCGGCCGATTTTTGGCCCTTTGAGCGACCAGAATATCCAGATCATCACCGCTTTGATCCCGAATGGCCCCATCTTCCAGTATCGGATTGAAGATGACAACCTTCAAATATGGCCCGCACCTCCTGCTGGTAATACTCATGGTTGCGTCGTTCGTTCGAAAGCCTGGTGCGGGTTGGCCGGCTCTACTACCAACACCAGTTATTATATTCAAAACGATACTGATGTTCCTCTGCTTGATGACACTGTTATTATTACCGGGTTGAGTGCCTGGTTTCGGAAGAAGAAAGGCCTCCCCTACGCAGAGGACATGGATACCTTCAACTCCATGTGCGGGAACATGGCGATCAAAGATGGGACTAATGAGGTTCTATACCTGGACAAAGCGAGCACGAAGCTCCTGCCTGGTATCTTTGTCCCAAGCGGCAACTGGGCGCTTAGCGGGGGTAGCTAATGGCTCGGCGTGGGGCGCTTGAAGATCAGAAAACGCCTCAAAAGCAGCGCGCACAGGTACCGAAGTCTCTCCCGGCCCCGATCGGTGGCTGGAATACCCGCGATTCCCTAGCAGCAATGAAGCCAACAGACGCTGTTCTGTTGACGAACTTCCTCTCGCAGCCCAGTCAAGTCACTACCAGGTTAGGAACCATCCCTTTCCTGGGAACGGATGGCGGGGCAGAATTCTTTAACATGATGGGCTTCTATGGAGGCTCATCGAATGCCCTTTTCGCTGCTACAGCTACCACAATCTACAACGTTACGACAGGGACAGCTGTTGCCGCGGTAACCGGCTTGACCAATGGTTTTTGGCAGTATGTAAATTTCTCCACCGCTGCCGGTCCGTTCATGTTAGCTGTGAATGGCGCGGATAATATGCAGGTGTACAATGGGTCAACCTGGTCAAATACGGCTACCTTCACTTTCGGCGCAGGAACACTCAATACCAACACACTCTGTAATATCTGCGTCTACCAGAACACCCTCTATTTCTGCGCAAACCAGCAACTTGGGTTCTACTACCTTCAAGCGCAATCAATCAGCGGAACCGCCTATTTCTTCAATCTGGGTGCAATGTGCCGGAGAGGTGGTTATCTCATGGCAATCGCGACCTGGACAATTGACGGGGGTGAAGGGCCGAACGACTACATCTGCTTCATAACCAGTGAAGGTGAATGTGTTGTCTTCCAAGGTCTATCATTCCTCATCGCTAATGGCATCTCGGGGTCAGTTACCCCTGTGGGCAATTATTACATTGGTCGTCCTCTGGGTCGTAAGTGTACAGTTAAGTACGGTGGGGATTTACTTATTCTTACAGAGCAGGGCATCTACCCAATGTCCAAGGCTCTTGCCTCCAGTCAAATCGATCGGAGTAGTAGTCTCACAGACAAGATAGAGCCGACCTTTCGGGCTTACGCAACAAGCCTTTTTAGTACCTATGGCTGGTCATTGACAATCCACGCCAATGCCCACTTCTTGCTCGTGAATGTGCCCTCAAACCCGCCAGTGCAACTGGTGATGGAGTTGCAGGCACAAGCGTGGAGCGAATTTATCGGCTGGCCCGCGAACGACTTCATCTACTTCGAGGGGGTGCTGTACTTTACCAGCGAAGCCACCCCGTGGCAGGTTCAAGAAGCATGGACCGGTACCTACGACCAACTCGGTGTGAGTGGAACAAAGAGCGCAATTACCTGGGCCTGCGTGCCAGCATTTAACTATTTCGACGTACGAGGGCAGATTAAAGAGATTCTCCTTGTTCGGCCATTCTTTGATGCAAATGGCACCTTTGGCTATGTCATCGGTGCCTGCACAGATCTCGTTGTCACAATCCCCTCGACTTCCCCGCAGGCGGTAAATACCACCTATGCCCTTTGGGATTCTGCCCTTTGGGACGTCGGCCTCTGGGCAAGCAATGCCATCCAAACCAAGTTGTGGTCTACGCCGGGGGCAGCACCCTGCCTCTGTTTCGCCCCTTATTTCTCCGGTTCTTCGAACAGCGCACAGATAGGACTTCAAGCATATGACGTCTTGTACCAAATCGGAGGTGTCCTGTGATTCTCGTGTCCAGTCCTCAGGAGACAATACAAAAGTGGTTATTCGGTCGCCTCAAATCTGCAGCTCTTATCAATGCCCCGAGCATTGGAGTGACAGCGGACGGCGCCCGCATCGTAGCAGCTGCCTGCTTTACAGACTACAACGGTGCGAATATCTTTCCCCACTTGGCCATTGCGGACCCCCAAGCGACTCGGACGCTCCTTTGGGGGATTGCAGATTACTGTTTCACTCGCCTTGGTTGTTCACGATTGACCCTGATGGCAGAGTCATCTAACCTTGCCGCATTGAAGTTGCATCAAAAGTTAGGCGCCATACACGAGGGAACCCTCGTCGGTGCGGGCAAATCTGGGGATGACATCCTCCTTTCACGACTAGGGCGCGATGCCCTGATAGTCAGGAGGCTCCTCCGTGGGAAAAGGTTCCAGTTCACCCGACAGCCCGGACTACAACCAGTTGATTCCCCTGCAAGAGCAGGCGAACATCAACCAGCAACAGCTACAGCTCCAGGGTGGGCGAGTCAACACGGTCACCCCATACGGCTCGACGACGTGGACGCAAGGATCGCCAAACTCATCGGGTGGTAGTGCTAGCCCTACTGGTGGGGCATATGACCAGTATGGGCAATATGTACCGTATAATCCAAACCAGCCGCAGAACAACCAGGTAGCTGGTCAAACTGGTTCTACCCCGCAGCAAGGCCCTGGTGGTGGCGGGGCAAACAGCGCAAACGCTGTTCGGCCAACTACAGGAGTGCCAAACAATTCTGGCGAAACCCCTGCCCAGAATTCATTCTTCTCCAACGTCAATGCGCCTTATAATCAGGCGGCGCAGGACAATACCTGGACGGAGACACAAACACTTTCCCCCGGCCAACAGGCGATCCTGAATCAGCAGCAAGGGCTGCAACAGGGTGAGCTAGGTACGGCGAATCAACTCCTGGCAAACCAGGGCGCCAATATTGCCAACACGCCGAACCTGACCGGGATGATGAGCAGCTACGGTCTCGGACCAGGTAGCGCCCCGCAATATCAAGGCGGGACAGTTTCCGCTAATCAAGTCGCTCAAGGTACGTACGGCTCCGAGATGGGGCTGCTTGAACCGTCGATGCAATCCCAGGCGCAAGGATTAGACCAAAGTCTCAAAGCTGAAGGTTTCGACCCGATGACTACCCAGGGCGGAGCCATGACGGCCGAAAATAACCTTAATAACCAGCAGAATCTAGTCAGGACGCAGGCCGCCGATAGCGCTCTCGCCAATGCGAACACGTACGCGACTGGTGAACTGGGCCGGGAAGAGACGGCGCTGCAGGGGAATGAGGGTTTGTTCAGCCTCGGCTCACAGACGGCGCAAACCCAGTACGGATTGCCCCTCAACGCTCTTTCTTCTCTATCGACCGGGGCGCAAGTTCAGACTCCGGGCCTTTCTGGTCAACCAGGCGCGCCGGGAGTTGCTGGTACAAATATTCTCGGAACCGAGCAAACTGGGTATGGAAACCAAGTGGGGCAATACAACGCCAGTCAAGCTGCCTCCCAGAACACGGAGAATGGGCTGTTTAGTCTGGGTACAGCGGGTATCCTATCTTATCTGTAGGTGGTTATGGACGCACAGACTGTAGCGATACTGAATCAACTCAAGTCCTTGCAGAACCAAGCACAGGGGAATGGTGCATGGGGTCAGGCGCCGCAATCGACCGGGGCAGAGATGACTGCGGCTGGTGTCGGGAGTGCACAACCGCAACAGAACGTCGGCCTTAGTGGGCCAAATCAGGCTCTTGCGAGTAAAGCCCTGGTCGGTGGCCTCAAGAAGTACAT